AGTCGATCCGCGAAGTGCGGTTGCCGAAGTCATGCACAGCGGCCATTGATGAATCGATCAAGGCGATGGACCAAGTCCATGAGCAGGTGTGCGAGGGCGTAATGCACGGGTATCACTCGTTGATGATGGATGATGTCGTCAGGTTGGTGAATGCGATGCATAAGCTGAAGGCTGAGTTCGAGTATCGGGAGCTGAGGCTATGAGCAATGTGAAAGGGTGGTATGTCAAGGTTTCCACTCAGGTGGTGTTCGATGTGGACACCAACATTGGTGTGGTTGCAACTTGTGAGCGCGAGGCGGCACTTGAGGCGATGTCTATCGTAGAAAGTGACCTTGATTGTCATAGCGAACATTTCAAAGATGCGCTTGAAAAAGCGTTGCCGTGGGAATTGAACATGGGCGGTATAGAATGGAACCGAGGTTCGATGTCCGGTGACATCGATTTCGATACCATGCAGGCCCTGTCGATCACACCTGATCCTGATTTCGATCCGGAAGATGATGACGGCCCAGTGTCCGACATCCAAGGATTGATGGAGGCGGCTCAGTGTCTGAATGAAGCCTTTCATGACTTGCCAAAAGATCACCCGCTAAATGTGTGGCGGGAGACATATGGCATAGCCGAGGTCCGAGATAAGTTGAACTCGCTCGCAGTCTATTGTGATCAGACGTATCGGATCATGGTTGATGAGCAGGGATACGACCTCTGCTTTGACTGGGACTTTGTTCCGAAGTTTCTTGAGAATTGTGTCGAGGATGATTTTTCTGTGAAGTCAAAAAATCCTCGCGTTCTGTCAATGTTCTGGAGCGGGATATGATTAGTCGAAGCTATGCGAAGAAAAAGTTAATTTACTTCATGGATCAGTGGGTCAAAACTTTTGACTCTCCCTTTAGAAACTCGCCTAAGAGTGAATACCTTCAGAACGAAATTAATTTCTGGAGGAGAAAATACATGAGAAATCCATCGCCAATTGAATGGAAAGACGACAGTCGTTATGTCTGTCATGTAGATATCCCAGAGGAGTATGAGTCGTGAAACAGGGCAATTATTTTGGGACGCATTATTGGTGGGATCCCGAGGATCGCGAATATGTAATTTGCGCGACGTGGTACTACGAAAAGAACTATCCGGAGATGCCTGACAATTGGATTTTGATGGATCTTGAAGTTGAGGATTACAGTCAGAGTTTACCTCAAGGTTTGGTCGAAGAGGTCAAATGGATGTGCGGAAAAGACAGGGAGATTTGGCGGTATGTTGAGAAAGAAGGCCCGCCCATGAAGTTAGAAGAGGTGGTCTGTGACTCATAAAGAAAAGTGGTGGCAGTTCCACAAAGATAACCCAGAAGTTTGGGATTTGTTTGTCCGGTTTACTGGACACGTCATTGAAGCGGGATACAGCAATTATAGTGTGAACGCGATCTTTGAGCGGATTCGTTGGCATACAACGGTTGAAACAAAGGGCAGTGGGTTCAAGCTGAACAATAATCACCGTGCGTATTACGCTCGATATTTTAATCATATGTTCCCGCAGTATGGTGAATTTTTCAGGTTGCGGGAGACGCGGAGCGAGGTGTTTGATGACTAGAGATCAAATGAAAGTGGCGCGGGATCAGTACCCGCATGAGGTTGAGATGGTCATGTGTGATTTGTACGACAATTGGACTACATCGCAGTTGGTCAATGAAATGTTGAAGTGGATGCCGAAGTCGGAGTTCATGAAACTGGTTTATCAGATGGAGGATGACGATGGAGAATAACAACAGAGGCGCGATCTGGGGTAACGCGCATAAAAAGAAAGATACCCATCCGGACTTCACTGGCAACGCGATGGTTGACGGTGTCGAATACAAAATCGCTGCTTGGAAGCGCAAGCCGCAGGCAAGTGCAAAGGCTCCGAGCCTGACGTTCAAGTTCGAGAAAGCGCAGATCGAAATGGAGATGCCAGATGCCGATGATCTATAAGGTCCGAGATCCGCGGACCAAGCGCAATGAGTATTTTGCCTCGTATCCTCAAGCGCGGAAGGCGAGGCTTGATAATGAGGATGCGGCATTGGAGGTCATGGAGTACAACTACAAGTGGCAGTTGGTGGTCATGTTAAACGACGCTTACAAACAAGGAGCTGAAGATGTTCATGATGGTATGGACTGAGTGCCATGAAGGGGACAATGGGCGGCCAATGTATGAGGATCATTGGTTGCCTTACGACACCTATCAGGAGGCGGTTGCTAACTACGATAAGTTGATCGATATGGAAGAGGTATATAGCGCGAGCATATGCCAAGTCATTGAATCAACCGACTATGAAGGTGTGAGGTTAGACGATGGCGAAGTTTAGAGTGATGGTCCGCGAAACGTACGTCATGACGTACGAAGCCGACACCCCTGCTCAGGCGGGGGAGAAAGCGATGGAGTGCATGAACGAACATCCGGATCAGCACATCCTGATGCAAGAGATGCAGTTCATTCCAATTGATGAGGAGGAGCCTGAATGGGAAGAATCCCCGCAATTGAAAGAGATACATTAAGTGGCGCGTTAACGACAAAGTGTGCGGCAGTGTGGTACGCGTTTTTAGCTGAAGAGGCGTACTTTGAAGGTGACATGGAAACCCACGATGCCTTTATGGGTGCCGCAGAGTCGTTAAGCCGAAGCCCCCAGGGGTCTCTGCATAGCAAGAAGTTAGAAGAAAAAATTAGGAGATATTATGAGCAAAATGGGTGATTGGGTGATTGAGATACAGCACGACTGCATCGAACTCACTCGCGAAGAGTTTATTGAGAAGCATGGAGAGATGTTTGTTTACATCTGGGATGAGCAATTAAACGCAGTTCCGGAGCCTGATCCATGTACATCTTAATCGCGTTAGTTTGTATGTTGGACGATACGCCACGGGGTCATCATTGTGAGACTGTGGTTTATCCAAATCATTTTGAGACCTTGATTCAGTGCAACCAATTTAAGATTCAGGAAAGATTGTTTGTGTTGCCAAGAAAAACTCAGAAGATGGCGATGGGTGATTGTGTATATCGTCAGGTAAAAACAGTTATAATGTAAACGTCTATGAATTTATGAGGATAGTTAATGAAAGCTAAAGTTGAAGCGAAAGAAAAAGCGCAATTCCGAACAGTTGCAGTCCCAGTGAAGACTTACAACCAAGTTAAGGAGATGGCCGAGTCGGAAGAGCGGTCAATCGCACGTCAGATTAGTGTGATTGTTGGAAAGTCGTACGAATCATTTAAATGATCCACAAACTCGCAAAAAAGGCGGGAATTGTAAAGAATGAAGAACACACCCTACTGGCTGAACGCCACGGGTGCAGAGGGTACATTGCTAACTTGAGCGAGCTGACAGAGTTCGCCAAGTTAGTGGGCCAAGTTGCGAGAGCAGATGAACGGAGAAAATATGAAAGATCCAATGACACCCCCAGTTCCGAGGATGGCTGAAGAGTTAGAGTATTTAGAAAAAGTGCGTGAATACATGAACGACACCGAGTATCAGCAGTACTTGGAGAAACGTGCGATTGAAGCATTGATCAAGTATCGGGCAACCTCTGACTTGAAAGCCTTGGAAGAGATGCAATTTTTCATGCATCGAATCACCCATGAAATATTTATGGGGATAAAAGAGATGGAAAAGCATGAGTCAACGCAAGAACAGATCAAACGCCTGAATATGCTGGCGTCGATTTATGAGGGCCGAGACGGGATGGCTTAATCCATCATCCCTTCGCGTCGATACTTCTTGATTACATCTACAATGCCCGAATTGCCCCGAACTGGAGGCTTGGCTACAACGATTCCTCCGGTCCGAAATTTTTGAACAGATTTATCATCCATCCCGTAATCAAATCCCTCGATTCGAGTTGCTTTATCGACAGCTTTCTGATCAGAATATCCTGCTTTATCTAACGCTTGCTGGAATTTGTCTTTAATAGAGTTAGTCGCTGCATAATATTCTTGAGACCGATTGCCAGAAGCAGGAGATGGAATGGCGTCTCCAATCAACCTAGGGTCAACTTCCTTACGTTCCATTTCAATAAAGTCTGTTGCTGAAAAAGGCTTCAACTTACTGTAATCGTCCGCGCCTGCGGCAACCTCGCCTTCCGTTGGAAAGTCTTTCCTAAATTCTACCTGTCTTGCTTCAACTTCCCCCGAAAGACGTTTGTAAGCATTAAATGCTTCTGCATCAATGGACCGGAGAAGATCTTGAGAATCTATAAGACTAAGATACTCTTCAAATTGTTTTTGATCGTCGAAGGCATATCTAAAAGAATTGACACGGTTTTTCGCTGCATTGTAATCCTCTATCGTAAACTTATCGATTTCTGGGTCGAGCGGACCTTGTGTTGCTATACGTTTATCAATTGCATCAATCGTACTCATGTCTGATTCAAGGCGATACGATGTCATTGGATTCACACCGTTTTCTCGCAAAATGTTTTCAAATGAGTCAATTTCTTTTTCGACATACCCCCGAACAGCGTCATAATTTTCCGGCAAGAACTGCTTCTTAGCCCCACCCGTATCGAAGTCATGTTTATACTGAAGATAATGTTGTAATTCATGAAGCAGAGACAGCTCTAATTCTTTTACCGCTTCTTTGGTAGGTCCTTTCCCGCCACTTCTTCTTACCATCAACACTTCATCAATAGGATCGAATTGTCCTTCTGAAAAAGATAAAAAAGGCACGTCTCTTACGGGTATATTTTTTGCTTCAGGGTAATACTTGTACAACTCCTCATGATCAAGAATATCACCCAAAGTTACTGGTTTTTGTTTTGTAGCGTCGTCAATAAAGCTGAGGACTGTATTTTGAGGAATATCGTCAAATGTAATATATCCATCTTCATCGACCGAAAAACCACCTTTGAATTTAGCTTTTCTGTCATCAATTTCAAAACGCAGTAAACCGTCGTCTCCGTAAAAAACACCAGTTTGCTCAAAGATTTTTTGATCAGAAACGCCCTCCGCTTTTAGTTTTAACGCGGCGGCCTGTCTTTCTGGAACTCGCTCTGCAGAACCGAAAAGAGAAACAACTCCAGGCTCTGGCATTAAGCCAGCAACCCCTGCGCGTGCAGTTCGAGCAGCAATAGGCGCGGCCCCCGTAAGCGCAATGGTTGGATCCATGCCCGATTCGATTCGTTCTTGAACAACCTCGTCCGAGGTCAGAGGGCGAAGCTCCCCGTCAACGAAAGCCATTTGCCCCGGAACCAAGCCGGGAGCCTGCATCATACGGTCTCCAATTTGCTCTAATGCAGGGGCTACCTTTTCATAAGTCCCGACTGGGTCTTTGATTGCTCCGGCAATGGCCTTACCGGCGGAGGCAATACCTTCAAAAAGACCGGGAGCCGCAAGCTCGCGCTCTCCCGTCTCAACATTCATTGGATATGGGTTAAGAAGCTCTGCAATTCCTTCAACTCCACCTAATCCAAGAAGTGAAACTTTCTTTTCTTGTTCAGGGGTAAGGAACCCTCGCTCATATTTTGGGGCCGGGACCGACGGTACGCCTTGCTTCTCTGCCATTACGGGTTTTCTCATTGAAGTCTACCCGCACAATGTTATCGCGATTTAAGCCTCGAAGAAACACTTCAGCCACATCTGGATCAAGCCCTGTTACACAACACATTTTATCTACAGCTTCCTCAAGGTTTCTGAGCCCTTGCTTATACTCCCAAGATATCTCCATCATTTGGTCGGTTTGATCGTAAGCCATTCACGCGCCTCCTCGCCTAGTACCTTTGCCCCGATGTCTATTTTATTACGAAGCGCCTGCACAATCTTTTCATCAATAGTCTTTTCTGTGATTAAGTCAATGTAAGTCACTGGATTCTTTTGCCCGATACGATGACAACGATCTTCCGACTGTATCCGAGTTTCGAGGTTAAAGTCGTTAGCGTAGTAGATCACGGTGTTCGCTTCTGTCAGGGTCAGCCCGTAACCTGCTGTCGCGGGGTTTCCGATAAAGAACCGTAGCTCGGACTCAGGGTCTTGAAACTTGGTGACAATCTCCTGCCGCTCATCGTCTGGGGTGTCACCATAATAAGACGCAACTTGCAAGGGATACTTTTCCCCTAAAAGTTTCTCTAGACGTTGGATGTCATTTCTGAACCGAGACCAGAGGATCACCTTGCCCGAAGTTTCTTCCAATATCTCGAGCACGGCATCTAACCGTTTGGTTTCTAGCTCAATCAAGTCACCGTCGTCTGTCATCAGGTGCCCCGAAAGCACTTGTTGCAGTCTTAACATCTGCGTCATGACGTTTTGTACTGTGACTAGTTCACCGTTTTCTAACAGTGTCAGTGCCTCATCCCGTAGTTCGTTGTACATCTTCACCTGTTCAGGCGTCATGCTGACGTAACGGACGGTGTAAGACTTTTCCGGCAGATCCAAACAATCCTTTTTCAACACACGATAAGAAAACTTGTCTACCTTTTCTGACAGCTCCTCCAGGTGCCTGTATCCGACGATCTGGTTAAACTGGTGCTGCCCGAACTGACGACGGTTAATCACCGCGTAACGGCCCTGATATGCGTAGAAACTATCAAAGCCCAAGGTCCGAGGGCCGAGGAACTCGCACTGTGAATACAGGTCCATTGGTGACTTGGTTACAGGTGACCCGGTTAACAGACGTTTGTACTTGAACTGATGTGCGATCTTTAACAAAGCTTTGGTTCGCTTGGCCTTTGGATTTTTGATTGTGGTTGATTCATCGATAGCAATCAGACCAGATTGACCAAACTTCTTAGATAACCAGTCCCCGGCTGATTGACCTTTACTTGTTGAAAATGCCTCGACGTTCATCACAAAAATGGTCAGCCCTTCAAACGCGTGCCTGACTTGCCGCATCTCTTCTTGTTGTTTTTTGTTTGGCCCTGACACCCAACGTATGACGCGACGCGTTATAAAATCAGGCATGTGTTCCGGGATTTCTTTAGTAACCCAGTTCCGATATACCCCCTTTGGCGCAATGATCAGGGCAAAGTTCACATCTTTGCTAACATGCAATTGACCGAGATTATCGATAAGGGCTTTTGATTTGCCAGTTCCCATTTCCATAAAGAAAGCAAACGCGTTACTCTCGCCTGCACGCTTGATCGCTTCCTTCTGATGCTCATATGGCTTTGTTTTAAATTCGTAGTTGACAGCCACTTTGTCCTCCATTAATGTTGCATTGTGTTCGATACATTATCATATGTTTTCGATCATGCAAACTCACTAAACCTGAAGAGGATGTACTTATGAATGAGTTTTTTGAAGAAATGTTTGAAGCGGCTGATGAACTCTCCGGAGTTGACACTGATTCAACAAAAGCACTGTCCAATTTGGTTCGGCAACTCGAGTCTACAGTTACAGACATCGATACCGCTGAAGCACATTTAAAACAACTAAAGCAGGAAAAGAACCGTCTTGCAATGGAGGCTATCCCAGCCCTCATGGATGAGATGAATGTCAGCCGGTTAGACGTTGGGGATGTGACAGTTGCTCTGAAGCCTTTTGTTTCAGCATCAATCCCTGCGACTCGCAAAGAAGAGGCCTATCAGTGGCTTCGAGACCACGGACTGGATGACATAATTAAAAACGATGTAATTTTGTCCTTTGGTCGCGGGGAAGACGACACCGCAAACAAGGTGATGTTGGATCTTGAGAACAAGGGATTCCATCCTGAGTCCAAGACCCACATTCATGCAATGACACTGAAAGCTTTTGTGAAAGAGCGTGTCGAAAACGGGCAGCCCATCGACCTCGATTTGTTCGGGGCCTTTGTCGCTAAAACCGCAGATATTAAGAGGAAGTAACAATGGCTGGTAAAGCAGTAGCCGAAAAGGCAACAAATCTGCCAAGTGCAGATGTCATGGATCTGATGATGCAAACTCAAGGTGAAGGCCTCGACTTTGATACGTCAGAATTACAGATTCCGTTCATCCGGATCATTCAAGCAATGTCGCCGCAGATCAAAAAATCTGATCCGTCGTTTATTGCAGGCGCCGCACAGGGCGATGTCTTCAACACAGTGACTGGTCAATACTGGTCTGGTGAAGATGGCATCACCGTGGTCCCGTGCTATCAGGAAACCAAATACCTGAAGTTCAAGCCACGCGAGCAGGGCGGTGGATTCTTAGGCGAACTAGCCAAAGACAACCCGGACATTTCGCGTACAACGCGCACTGGTGCTAAAGAAGTTCTGCCCGATGGCAACGAACTTGTGAAGTCTGATCAGCATTACGTCATTATTGTAGATGAGGATGGTATTCCTAACTTCGGCATTATTGACATGAAGTCGTCAGGCTTAAAGGTGTCCAAGCGTTGGAAGACGCAGATGACAATGTTTTCAACAAAGCATCCTCAGACAGGCGAGCTTATGAAGCCCGCAATCTTTGCTGTGCAGTGGAAGCTCTCTGTTGTCGAAGAGTCCAATGACCAAGGTTCGTGGTTCAACTGGACGGTAGCTAATAACGGTCTTATCCAAGACAAAGACCTTTTCCTTGCTGCTAAAAATTTCCGTGAATCAATTATGAAAGGAGAAGCTAAAGCTGTTGCTGAAGACGTGGTTGAAGGCCACGAACAAGTAGTAGAAGAAGCTCCATTCTAATTGTCCAGGGGGTAGAAAAAATATTTTTTACCCCCTTTTTTACGGAACAAAGGTATGTCAAACGTACAAAGGTTTATGGCTGCGTTCAAAGGTTCGGACGTTGCACATGGACAGACCCAGATCGGGTCTACAAGAAGAAACGGAAAGACTGAAGCAAAGAGTTTCGTGGTCCGCGAGCCGCTAACAGAAGAAAAAGTGGCGAAGCATTTGGCCGGGGAAATGGGTGTCGGGGCTATCCCGATTAATAACGAAAACAACTGTAAGTTTGGTGTGATCGATATTGATACCTATCCGGTGGATCATGCAGGCATTGTGAAACAGTTAGACGACCTCGGCATTCCAATGGCGGTATGCCGTTCCAAGTCTGGCGGTGCTCACCTGTACATGTTCTTTGCGGAGTTCTACCCTGCGTCCGAGATCCGTGAGTTTCTGCAAGAGATTGCTGCGACGATTGGATGGTCGGGTAGTGAGCTGTTTCCTAAGCAAGATCGTATCCTAGCGGACCGAGGTGATGTGGGTAACTTCATCAACCTGCCGTACTTTGATGCCGAGCAGACGCTACGTTACATGGTGGATAAGGATGGTCAGGATGTCTCGCTAGAAGACTTCCTTGATTGGATCGATAAGAACAAGATCAGTTTGTCCGAGCTTGCAGACTTTCCTATTGGTATGAACCAAGAGCTGTTTGATGACGCACCACCATGTGTACAAACCATGCTCATCAATGGTTTCCCGGAGGGAACCCGCAATAAAGGAATGTTTCAGACGGCAATCTACCTGAAGAAGAAGTTTCCTGATGGGTGGCAGAAAGAGCTAGAGGCGATTAACCAGAAGCACTGTAACCCACCGTTACCTGCAATCGAAGTGGTGCAGATACAAAGTCAGCACGAGAAAAAAGATTACGGGTACATGTGTGGTGATGAACCGTTCTGTTCACACTGTAATAAGCAGTTATGTAGGCAGAAGAAGTTTGGTGTAAACGGTGGTAACGGCAAACCAGACATGCCAAACATCAGCGGATTAACAATTTTGTTATCAGAACCGCGGTTGTATTTTTTAGATGTAAATGGACATCGCCTGGAGTTATCCACAGAGCAGTTACAGATTCCATTACAGTTTCAACGTGCGTGTATGGAGCAGGTTAATTTTATGCCGCCGACATTAAAACCGTCTGACTGGCAGCAAATCGTAAATGACTTACTGCAGAGTGCGTCTCACATAGAAGTCCCAGAAGAACTGACAGTGGCAGGGCAGTTTAAAGAATTACTGCACACGTTCTGTACTTCACGCATCCGAGCTATGTCACCAGAAGAGTTGGAACTTGGTAAGCCGTGGACCGAGAACGGGAAGACTTATTTCAAGATCAAAGGACTGCAGGAGTTTTTGTATAACCGAGGATTTACGTCGTTAAAGCGCCCTCAGATACAAGAACGATTAAAGGACTTAAACAACGGCGAAGACTGCCACGACAAGTATCGTTACAAAGACGAGAGCGGAAAGTGGCAAGAGTCTAGAGTCTGGTGGGTCCCAGAATTTAAAGAAGAAGAGGTCGTATTACCTGAAGGAGAACTTTATGAAGCACCGTTCTGATGACCGTCTGTTAAAGGTATCGGAGCTTGCCAAATTTCTTGGTGTTGCTCCTTCGACCATTTACAGATGGCTCGAGTGTGGCAAGTTGCCACGACCGTTTGAGTTAGGAGAGGCGGCTGTTCGGTGGCGTTTGAGTGAAATTGAGCAGTGGTTAGAGGACAACCGGCGATGAGTAATCATAGTGAACAACTGATCTTTGGGCCTCCGGGGTGTGGTAAGACGCACACTTTGATGGAGATTATCCGTAAAGAACTGGATGGCGGCACGCCTCCTGACCGCATTGCGTTTGTTTCGTTTAGCCGGAAATCAATACAAGAAGCCCGCGAGCGTGCAGGTAATGCGTTTGCATTACAAGAAAGCGATACCCCGTACTTTAGAACCTTGCATTCAATGGGCTTTCATTGGCTGGGTATGAAGACTGATGACTTGGTTGGTGTGTATGATCTAAAGCAGATTGGTGCATCGATGGGCATGGCGTTTGATACACGGGAAGTGTATGACCAAGACGGTGTGATGCAGTTATCCGCCAAGGAAGGCAACAAGTATCTGACTATGATCCAACGCGCCACGATGCGGATGGTTCCGCTCGAGCAAGAGTACAACGATATTGGCGATTACAATATCAAGTGGCCGTTGCTCCAGAAACTCGACCGTGTATATACATCGTATAAACAAGAAACCGGTAAGTACGATTTCACGGACATGATCAAGCTTATGGTCGTGCAGGGCCGAGGTCCGAGTATCGATGTCCTGATTGTCGATGAAGCACAGGACCTTACACCATTGCAGTGGGAGCAGGTCAAAGTATTGCGGGCCAACGCTAAACGTATTTGGTACGCGGGCGACGACGACCAAGCAATTTTCCGCTATACCGGAGTTGATGTCCGGCATATGCTGGGCATATGCGACAACATTCGTGTCCTTGATCAGTCGTACCGTGTTCCTAAAAGAGTGCACGATTTGTCGGCGAAACTGTCTGGCAGAATCTCACAGCGTCAGCAGAAAGAATGGAAGTCCACGGACCACGAAGGATCAATCCATTACCACATGGATGTACACGAGATCGACATGAGCGACGGTTCTTGGACTGTTATGTCGAGGACAATGGCTAACTTAAACAAGTTGGGTGACCAACTGCAGGCCGCCGGAATTCTGTATAAAAAGAATGGCAGGCTGTCTTTTGATGAGGACAACCTGAAAGCCATGCACTTGTGGGAAGACCTGCAGAACGGTGAGTTCATCAGCCCTGCGGAAGCATCCAAGTTGTATGAGTGTTTACCAAAGCGTGGAGATGCGGCGCGAGTAAAGTGGGGGATGGCAAAGACTTTAGAAGAGTGCGACCCTTTGAAGCCGTTGACACACAAGGCGTTAGTTGATGATCACGGACTGTTAGCTGATATCAACATGCCTTCTGAAGATTTGCTGAAACTATCACAAGACGAAAAGCAATATCTAAAAGCTATCAAACGTCGTGGCGGGATCACCGCAGATCCTGCAATCAAACTGAGCACGATTCACCGTATGAAAGGCGGAGAAGATGAGAACATTGTCTTGCTGACAGACATGGGCTTTTTGCCTCACAGAACCCTGCAGGAAAGCCCTGACGATGAGCATCGTGTATTCTATACCGCTGTAACGCGAACGAAAGAAAATCTGCATATCGTGGATTCAGAGAGCAAGTATAGGTACCCATTATGAGCGGGAAAGGCGATACCTACCGCCCGGTAGACAGAGAGAAGTTCGAGCAGAACTTTGAAAAGATATTTGGCAATAAGGAACACGAACATGCTGAGGCGATGCGGGCGTTTGCGTCGGGCGAAAAACTTGAGTTCCGCCCGAAGAAGGATGCGTCATCTTATGGATCGACAGATGAATGGTACCCCTGCGACAACCCAGACTTTCACCACAACTTTGAGTATCGGATCAAGCGAGATGATTAAGGCAGACGGATTTGATGACTGCATTATCGGCTTTGCTGAAGTGTGGGACGGGAATGAGCGAGTGTACCGGATTGTGTACAACGCTTCTGAAATGTACCAAAAGTTGCTAGCCGAAGGGATGTCGTCTGAAGAGGCACAAGAATATTTTGAATTTAACATTGATGGTGCGTATGTAGGCAAAGAAACACCAATCTACATGTGGCCCGGTGATAACGAATTAGTAGAAGAGTTTGCGGAGAGTTTGGATGACTAAAGATACAAGCACGATCAACTGGATAGACAGACAAGAACTAGATCAAATCGAAGTTGATTGGTGCGCTCCGGAGGTCTTCCCTGACCTCTCCCAATCCAAGATCATCGCGATTGACTTGGAGACATGTGATCCTAATCTCATGACCCTAGGGCCAGGATGGGTACGGAACGACGGTTTCGTAGTAGGAGTTGCGGTCGCTGCTGGAGATTTCAATGCCTACTATCCAATTAAGCATCAGAACGGCGGCAACATCTCAGAAAACATTGTGATGAAATGGCTTAAAAAACAAATGGCTACGCCTAATATCCCCAAAGTTTTCCACAATGCCACATACGATTTGGGCTGGTTAAAATGGGCAGGGGTCGAGGTCCAAGGAAAAATCATCGATACCATGATTGCCGCGCCTCTATTGAATGAGAACAGATTCACATACTCACTAGATTCGTTAGGTCGTGACTACCTTGGCGAGCGGAAAAACGAGAAGCTTCTTCGTGCTGCGGCAAAAGAATGGGGCATCGACCCGAAGGCTGACATGTGGAAGCTGCCTGCCAAGTATGTTGGTAAGTATGCAGAACAAGATGCTGCCTTGACCCTTCGTTTGTGGAATCATTTTGAGGCGGAATTGCAGAAGAATGAATTAACCCACATCTTTGAACTTGAGACAGGGCTAATTAAATTAATGTTAGAGATGCGTTCTCGTGGCGTTCGCGTAGACTTAGATCAAGCGGATCGAACAAAACGTGATCTTGCAAAACGTGAGAAACAAATCAAAGATGACATCAAGCACAAAACAGGAATTTTGGTCGAGCCCTGGGTGGCAACAAGCGTGGCCTCAGTCTTGGGATATTACGGAATTGACTGCCCAAAGACGGAGAACTCGAAACAGCCTTCTATTACCAAAGCGTTCTTGCAAGCATGTCCACATGAAGTCGCCGTTCAGATTCTCAAACTTAGAGAATTAAATAAAGCTAACAACACCTTTATTGATTCCATTCTTCGGTACGAGAACAAAGGTAGAATTCATTGTGAATTCAATCAGTTACGTTCAGATGATGCAGGGACTGTTACGGGCCGTTTCAGCTCGAGCAACCCGAATCTTCAGCAGATCCCCGCTCGAGACCCCGAACTAAAGAAAGCCATCCGTGGCTTATTCATTCCAGAAGATGGAGAGAAGTGGGGTTCGTTTGACTACTCTTCTCAAGAGCCTCGTTTGTTAGTTCATTACTGTTCTATTCTTGCTGACAAAAATCCAAACCCTCTTGTCAACAAGCTGGTTGATGCATATCACGCTCGTGACCCGGACTTCCATCAAATGGTCGCTGACATTACAGGGATTGAAAGGAAGCAAGCAAAGATGGTGAACCTTGGGATCATGTACGGCATGGGTAGGGGCAAGCTAGCAAATACCTTAAACATATCTGAACAAGAAGCTAAAGAACTGCTTGAGACATATCATAGTAAAGTTCCTTTCGTAAAAGGACTGGCAGATATGGTATCAAACAGAGCATCTAAAAACGGGCAGGTTAGAACATTGTTAGGACGTAAGTGCCGGTTTGACCTGTGGGAACCTAACAGCTTCGGATATAAAAAACCTTTACCACATGAAGAGGCTAACAAAGAGTATGGTCCGGGTATCCGCCGTGCCTTCACTTACAAAGCACTGAACAAATTGATCCAAGGTTCGGCAGCCGATCAAACAAAGAAAGCGATGGCAGATTGTTATGCCGAGGGATTGATTCCCCTGCTGACAGTACACGATGAACTCTGCTTCTCGGTAAGTTCCGAGGACCAAGCTTCGCGGATCAAGGAGATTATGGAGACTTGTGTGGAGCTTCGGGTACCAAGCAAAGTGGATCAGGAACTGGGAGCCAACTGGGGCGAGGTGGGTTGATCCCATAATGGGACATGCACTCCACCCAACTGTTCCACTCTAGTTCTTTCTCCAAGAAATCAAGCGGTTTGAGCCGTTTGGTTTTTACTTCTTTAAAACTAGAAACGGGGACAAATAGTACCCGTTCTTGTGGAACTGCAACTAACGCGACAATGTCACAGTCTTCTTGTGTCAGGGGTTTTTTAGGGCTGAGGCCCTTAGACACACAGAACTGATAGCCTGGACTATGTCTGTCCTTTGTACCTTTATTTCCTTTGAGCTGACTGCCTTTGACCTGTATTCGCCAAGTATAGTCATACGCAAAAGAAATAATGTCTGAAGTTCCGAGGTTCACGATCTCAGATTGTATGCCCATCTTGGCAAGACGGAGCAGACAGACAACCTCACCTATCCGCCCCATTTCGATTTCTTTCATTTTTAAAAGTCAGATGAGTCCTCACCTGTCTCCATCATGTCACGGAGGCGTTCCGCTCGCGCTCCTACTTGTTTCGCCCAACGCGAGTCCATCATTTGGGCGGCGGCCTCCGGCCAATCTTGCGCCTCGATGGCAGCAAGCATATTCTGAAATTGTTTAAACCGCGGCATACCGAGGTTAAACACCATATCAACCACGACGCGCATGCGGACATCATCAAGACCAGCAAACCAATCAAATGTACTAGCAAGCTCACTAGCAGCAATATCAACATCGTTGTTAAGAATATAATCGATCTCATCATCTGATAAGCCACGCTCTTCGATGTTGCGGCCCACGCCGATGGTTAAGTATCCGGCGGTGCACTTATATGGTTTATGTTCTACGCCTTCGTGTAAACGAAGTTGCGCGGCTAGTCTTTCTCTATCCATTACTGACTCCGTTGTTGTAAAGATTGCGCCAACGCCTGTGTTGTTGGGTTCGGATTAACAATCGGCGATGTTGCTAGGTTAGACGGTTGCTGTGGTGCTTGCCCAAACGGGTTTAGGTTTTGTAACCCGGACTGAACCGCGGGAAGTATTTGATCTGGTGTAGGCAACTGTTGTTGCGCTTGTCTAGATCTTGCTTCCGCTTGTTGTCTAGCCATCTCTATTGAAGGAGCCATTTCTTCGGCTCCTTGCACACTAGAGCCTCGGATCGTGGCTCCAGTACCAAGAGTTGCTAGTTGCCACGCAGCCTGCCAACCTTGTCCAACAGGGTCGCCTGATTTCAATTTACCTGCAAAAAACTCAGACACTTTGTTTTTCTTGCGAGAAGCCATCATTGCTTTAAGAACTTTTGGATTACGCAAAGCGCGTGAAGCTATTAAATATCCTGCAGCAGTTGTTGCAGCGGCAATTGGATTAACCAAGTAAGCCATGAACCCTAGACCGGCGGCAATTGTTGGAGCCGCAAGGCCGCCTTTACCAGCAATTGCTGCATTTGAGGCTGAAATCATATCTTCGGAAATAGAGATTAAAGACCGGAAAGTATCTTTTCCAAACAACCCATCGATATGCTCTTGGCCGTAGCCGTTAAGAACCTTGTTTAGTTTCTTGCCTAAACGCCCAGACGCGAACTCTTGGAAAAAATCTCCAGCCAGCTCAATCTGACCATCCTTATTTACGGTTCCGCCAATCTGTTGAATAATCCGGCCCATTGAAGCGTCTTTAGCTTGCTCAAAAACTTCGTCACCCAGAATGTCTTTAGCGACTCGCGCAGCTCCAGGGGCTTTTAGCAAAGTGTCTGTGATCTGATCAATGTCTCCAGACGCTAGTTTCCTACGGATTTGATCCTTGGCTAAGACCTGTTTTGTTTTTTCCAGATCTTTCATTCCTCGAATGGAGGACAAAAGATCGCCTTTAGTAATTCCATCAAGAACGTCAGGAGCAACTTCAACATTGGATCGGCTCAATGCCTCAACCATGTCATCAAACTGTTGTTTCTGCGGGCCAAGAAGACGGTCAATTGCTTCGCCTTTAGAAGTTAACTGAGCAGCAAGTGCTTTCCCGTCAACTGCTTCTAAGCCTGTCAAAGAGCTAATGTTTTTGGAATTAGTAACCGCATCAGTAATAAATCTGGACAGCAATTTTTGTCTAAGAACTTCAGCAATTTCAGCGCCTTTACCTAAAGAAGTTTGTTTTTCAAGAACTTCTTTTTCAATCCGCAAAGCCTCTTTCTCAACAAATCTACGGTACTGATTGTCTTTTGGTAAATTTGCAACTTCTTCTAACGCTTTCCTGACGCTTTTGCCTTGAATCATTTGAGAGTCTAGCAGTCGTTGACTAGCACCAACATCTGTTAAAGCAACTTCCGGGGTTCCGCGGACGGCCTTCATTAACATGTCTACAGACCTAGCATCCCCGTCTTTAATCAGGCTGTTGTAAACAAAGTCTGTGCTTAGTTTTCCATTCTTACTATTAACTTCGTTAAGAATAGTTCTAACGAGACCGTTGTTAAAACGCTTGTTACCTGCACCGTACAATTTGTTTGTGCGACGCAACGTACCTAAACTGTCTGAAAGAATTTTTTTATCTAATCCTACTAACAGCTCCGCCATTTCATCGTCAATGTTTAGACCAAACGACTTGATTAGTTCTTCTTTTGCAGCTTCGGGAGCGTTATCCACTTCAACAAGTTTGGCTAAAGTACCCTCAATGTCCCTGACCGAGTTGGACACAGCAGACGTTATTCCTTGAAGAGCTTTGCCATCAATTCCAGCAATAATCTCAGGGTTTCTTATAACCCTAAATAAAGCTTTGCGTAAATTTGTTATTTCTTTAATTGTTGCTCCGCCTTTGCCCTCAAGATCTGAGATGTACTTATTAAGCTCATGGTCTTTCAAGACTTGACCGGCTATCGGATCATTTTCAACAACATCATCAAAAGCTTTTCGTATTCCTGAAACAGGAATGAATCGAGCATCGCCAAGGTTCTTTGAGACTTTGGTGTAAAGACGGTCCACCGTGTCTTCAAAATTTTCTTTCGCTACGTTAACCCGCTTAAAAATGTCTTCTGTTGGAGCAAGCCCCTTCTGCAAGGGTGCAATTATCGCCCCAATTTCTTTTTCTATGTCTTGGTCTACTTGTTTCTGTAAACCAGCTAACAAGTTGCTTTCCGATGCATACCGTTCGTCAATCTTTCTACGAGCAGCAACACCAAGATTTTTAATTGCATCTTCAGAGATGTTTACGACACCAGCCATCCCACGAAGCTCGTTTAAAAGAATATCTAAATTCTGCTTTGCAGCGGCTTCATTAGGAAATACCCCTTCATAAATCGCTTGAATACGGTTAAGAATTGGACGAAAACCTTCAGAGGTTGCACCTCCAATTACTGGTCTTAGATCTCTTTCAATCATCCCGCGCCCTGCTGCTCTTTGTGCTTCAGCGGCTTCCCCACCTGGACCTTTAACTGCTCTACCTATGACGGTGGAAATACCTCGTCCAGCTACATCACCAAGCAAAGAGTAAACACCTTCCGCAGCTACATCAAAAGCTATATCTGACGCAGATTGTCTTTGATAGCCCCTGACATATTCAATGCCTTCATCCAATGCTTTACCAAGCATCGAAGCTCCACCGACCAATAAAGCCCCCGGAACAAAACCTACTCCAGAAGTCATTAATGCCGTGCCAACTCCGGCAGCAATAGGAAGTCCAGCGGCACCTATGAAGTCTTTAACATCGCTAACAGTTAAACCTTCTTCATCAAAAGCAACGTCGGGGCCTTCGCCCATTCCAAGTTTTTGACGGCCTTTCCCAGTAAGAATCAATCGACCAAGCGCGTCTTCTCTATAACCTTCTTGCCCAACAACATCGTTTAAATACGCCTTTTTTTCTTCGGGTTTTTCAAGACTGCCAAAGGTAAAGCGTGAAAATCCTTTTACTCCATCAACTCCAGAGGTGTAATCTACTCCCGGTTCTTTGTACGAATTTACAAATTCTTCTTGAGAAAGAGGAGCCCCCGTTGCAGGGTTTACTCCTTGTGATCGGAGAGTATTTGCATATTCCCGTATTTCATCACGAGTAGCTGTTGCAAAATCAATACTAGCCGCTGGTGTTGAGGCACCAGATTGTGACCCAAAACTCTGTGAAATTGCTTGAAGTTCTTGTTCGGTAGGCTCATCTCCGGCTATTTCTACAATAACTTCGCCTTGAGGTGTTTCCAGTATGATTTCACCCATAACTACCTACCCCTGTGATAACCGGTATCTTAATCTTCCGCCATCTGTTTCTTTCGCTTCAACACGGACTGCAAACGGGCTTCTTTGGCTTCTTGCCTTTTCTGTTCCCAAATATGGGTCTAATCTAGTTTGTTGTCTTGATATTAATGATGCCGCTGTCCCACTAGAAAAAGGTTTAGATGGAGTTCCCATTCCAGGAAGAATGCGTGTAACCAATCGATCTTCAATTCCATTCATTTTTGAAAGAGAAGATTGTTGATCTCTCTGGAATTGTTGAAGAACATTCTGTAAAGAGTCAAAGATTACGTCAGGGTCCTTGGTTGCTAGGCTAAATGTTCCGTCGGCATTTTGAACAAACGCTCCGTCAATATATGCATCAGCCAAGCTGGTAACATCAAAGTTTGAAATCGAGTTTGCTGATTGACTCTCTTTAAAGTAACTTTTAATTAAGCTTTGGAAACCTAATCGTACTTTCTTTTCTAATTGTGCTTTGCTCTCAAATTTAGCCCCGATGTCAATCCCCAAGGAGTTACCAAACTTGTTTAACAAGGCAGCTCCGCTACCAGAAAGACCCATAATGTACTGGCCGTTTTGATCAAGTTCTAACAAAGCTTCTGTAATGAACTTAGTACCAACCTCCGCTTGAATAAACTGATCAACGTAACCACCATATTCTTTTTGAAGTTCTGACTGACGCTTGTCGTCAATAATTAATTCTTCCCGAGCTTTTACAAGAGCAGAGTTAATTGCTTTCTGTCGCTCAAGTGCTGCAGCTTCATTCTTTAAATAAACATTGACGTTTTGTCCTGATAGGCCTTCTGGTAGTTGACCATTGTTAGCCAAAATCTCCGTCATTGGGACAGAAATTGTTTCGTCTTTTTTGTATTCAATAACATCGCCGTTTTGAAGTTTAAATGAACCGTCTTTAGTTGCAACAACCTCACGGAAAGTGCGGGCATCTGTTCGTGCTTGCGCTTTTTCTTTACTAATCTCACCTAAACCATACTGTAAGGCAGACAAACTAACCTGACGATTAAACGCGTCTCGGTCTTTCTTGTCTTTAATAAACATGTCTGCACCTTGCTCAAGTGCAGATGCAATGTTTGATATAGCGTTAGGGCTTTTCCCAGCAGCCATTGCAAATCCAATTTTAGCAATTGCAAGGCCTCTGTTCATGCCTTCATACTGCGGGGCGTTTTCTGTAAACTCAGCCATAAGACGTTTTAATTCGCCCTGCTGGAAATCTTTGTCATTTGAATTGACGGCGGCGGTGACTCTTTCCTTTTCTGTCATACCCATTTCAAGAGTGTCACCTTCATCCAGATTTTCTGGAACGTATTTCTCCAAATAATCTGTTTCGTCTTCTGTTGGGATTGGACGTTGCCTACCTGCTGCTTCCGTTGCAGCAGCAGCTTCCGCTGACCTTCTACGATTGTCACGAGCTTCCGCCTCACTTTCCGGCATAACGTCAGGCATATCCGGAACAACGCCACTAAAATCTACTGCGGCTTCTTCAGATGGGTCACCACT